ATCTACGAGATTAACAAGTAAGTGATTTACCATTAAACGTAATATACGAACTATTCTTCAGACTTCCAAATCTTTTGGGTAAAACTTTCCTAAAATGTTGGAGTTGTAGGAGTTTGTTAGTAACACTTCAAATATACATTGATAATGTAATTCATAGTAAGTTAGTTCCTTTTTTGAGAAAGTCAACTTTATTATCTCTCTTTCAAAGCTATCTTGTCCGAGTTCTTTGATATCTTCTAAGAGTGGTTTGTTAGACCCCCAATACGTTAACCAGTTAGATTCTTTTACAACCTTCTTCTTTGTTGGCTTCCTGCCGGGTCCAGTCTGTTCGGAGAGTTCTTTTTTTGTAAGTTTTTTATTTAATGTATTCTGTAGGATCTTTCTTCCTATGTAGATCTTACCGTTCTTTAGGTTTGTTATCCTATATACAAAACCGTAACAACTCTCAGGAAAGTCTTCTCTCTTAGAGAATTCTCCTTCTTCATATAACCATTTTAACATGTATTTTTACCTATCTAGATTTACTACTATTGTTGTATCTGTTGTTCTACTTGTTGGTAGCGGTTGTGCTAGTTTTGCAATTGCGAGTAACTCTTGATTTTCATTATAGAGCCCTACTCCTGTTATATACGGAGTAAATGTAGATGCAGTTGCGAAGTTACTTATTATTCCATCTTCTGGTTGGTAGAAGAAGCTTGAACTATATTCAAATGTACTTGATCCGGAGATTACAGATTCATTTAATGTGAAATTATATTCTGGTGGGTTGATTGTGCATTTGTATTGAGTTTCATAGATGTCGTATGAGGATGAGAAGCTGCAGAATAAAGTAGAGGAGGTCATGAAAGCGTCTATTATTCCCGTAACTGCTACTGCAGTATCTCTGGTTATAATGGCAACCCCGTGTTGATATATTATAGTACCTACAATTGTGTTAGGTGTTGTGTTTATAATTAGATTACCTTCTCCATCATCTGTTATTGCGCCTTTAGGGCTAGTTGCTCGGAAGGTATTGGGTTGTATTTTATCTCCGTATAGATTTTGCGGAATAGAATATACTCCTATTATTGCATCGGATGCAGTTGGAAAGTACCTTTCGAACGTAAGGTCTGTCTGTAGGTAATTTTCATACCTCCCTGTGGAAGATACCGGTCCGGATGTATATTCGTTTGGAAGTATTAATGGTACAGATATTTCATCTCCGTAACTTGAGCTTTGGTAATTAGAGTAGTATAGCTCGCTAATTGTTTTATAGACGAGTCTTTGATACTCTACAGAGATAGTTCCTGTGGTAGCTTCTTGAGTTGAGAATAGTCCGGTTATATTCTTACCGGTGAACATACTTATACCAGCTTGGTTTATAGCTGCTGGTGTATGGTATGCAAAGGCTTTATTAACCTCTAAGGGTGTTACTATTATATCGGATGCTAGTAATGGTTTGTAAGCGCTCATTCATTTTAAAAGTCTAATTTTACTCTTAGTAAAGTTTCTTTAGTAAAGTCTTTTGTTAATGGCTTAGAGAGTTTAGCTACTGCTAGTAGTTCGTTTACATTATTATACAATCCAACAGATGTTACGTAAGTCTGTGGGGAGTTGATTTGAGATGCAAATAAAACATCTCCTGTAGATCCAGATATAAACGATGGGTTTTCAGAGTAGTTAAATTCAGAGTTTCTAGCTCTTATAAAAACATAATCAGATGTTAATGTTTCTTCGCTATTTACTTCGAAAGATGCTGCTCCTGATCCAGAGATAGCATTAAACATTGTGCTTATATTATCCCCTGCGGTGTTATTTGTTCGGTTGTAAGCTATACTACCTGAGAATGCTAATGGGTTTAGTACTATCGTTGAGATATCTGGTAAGAATAGTCCGTAAGATCCTGAAGCAGCAGAGTAACCTGTACCTCCGTCATATGACGTTCCGTCTGATCCTGATATTAACTGGAATACTCTTCCACATTCAAGGAAGGTGTTTGTTACTACTTGTGCAGAGTTATCTGTCAAGCTAAATATATCTCCATTAGATCCGGATATCTTAAGGTTAAGGCTTCCTGGTAGAAGTTTCTCTTTATACCTTGCTCTCTCTATAGAAAGTGCCCAGAAGAAGTTGGTAGTTGTTCCTGCAAAATTAAAGTCAAGGTTTTCATCTCCGTATATAAGGTTTCTAAATTGTCCGTATACAGTTCTTGTAGGTGATGCTCCTGTTACTAGTGGGTTATAGTATACACTTCCTGATCCTTCTTCATCTCCGTATGCTATTGCAAACTGTATATCGCTTAATCCGGTAGTCTTATATACGTTCTTATAATATGGGTCGTTGGTGCTTGCAGCAGAGCTTGTGAAGAATGTAGTTAATGTTACTGTTTCATCAGACCATACGGTTGATGTTATTGAGTCTACACTTACTAAAAAGTCTTCTGTATCTAAATTCTTATATGACATGTTGTGTTTTTATTTTAATTATCCTACTTTATTGATAGTTATTGGTATCGATACTCTTGCTCCAGAGTCTCTACCTACTACCTGCAGTGTAGCTGTTAGGGCGGTGTTAGTTCCAAATAGAGTATTAATAGTAGTAGCGGTCATGCTTAAACTTGTACCTACTACTGTTTGAGATACCGCTGTACCTATCGTAGTAGTAGAGTTTAGTGCTGCTACTTCTGGTGTATCTATTCCTACTCCGTTAAATGAATTAAGGAGTCTTACATCTGAGATTGTAAAGGTATACCCGTTAGTTTCGTAGGCTTGTGCTTGAGATAGGTAATTTAATGTTTGAGGTCTAATAGAGAAGGACTGCCCTTGCTTCATTGTAATTACACTGTACCCTAGTTCTAATACCGGCATTCTAGCAGTTCCTCTAGGTAGAGTTACTAGCTTATACTTCATTACTTGAGTCTGGTCAGGGAATGCTTCTAAGACTGGCATATTTTCAATTGCTTCTCCGTAGAATCCAGAACCGGAAGGGTGAGTAGGGTTATACATACTGTAATCCACTTCATCGTCTGATAATGCAAATTGAGTGATTCTAAAGGATCCATCCCCTCTTGCAAGGAGTTCTCGTCCTTTTGTTGTTAGGATAGCGTCTAGTGTTACTGTGGTGTTGTTTAAAAAGCCCATGTTATACTTTTATTTATTATAAATATGTGTTTTGTTTAAAGTTAGTTGTTATTATATTATTCCTAGTTCTTTTGCTACTTTCCTAGCGTCATATTTTGGGTCAAAATTCTCTGGCAGGAGCAGACCTTCCCCTGTATATGCTCCTGGTCGGTTTTTTAGCAGTATATAGAATTCTGTAGGAACTCTTCTCATTATTCTAAAGCTTTGATTCCCGTAATCTGCTGGGTCGGTTAGTCCTCCTACTTCCGGTAGAGCAGAAAGTAGCCCGGCAGTGTACTTAAACCCGACCTGGTAAGCTTCTTCGCTGCCTCTGCGGAAAGAGCTGTTGGAGTTGTTTCCGGTAACACTGATTATGGTGTATGGGGTTTCGGAGTTCGGGGTATGTGATATTGTTCTTGTAGCACTTAAAGGTGAGATTTGGTCACTACCTACTTTTGCATAGGTATCTATACTTGCAGTGGTTCCTACTCTTATAAAATCTCCCCGCTGGATGGGGAAATATGTTTCTTCTGCTGTATTTACTACTTCTTGGGTGTATTCGTTAGTTAGTTTATTGTATATGTATACGTTTCCAAGGCTCCGCATAGAGCCGGGGAAGTTACCTGGGTAGTTTACACCGGAGTTTATGAGATCAAACCAGCCATCTTCAAATCCAGACGTGTATTTTGGGTAGTTTATAGTGAAGGTATCGGATACGGGTGTCAGGTCGTCGCTTGATGCGGAGAAGAATAGTACGATGGGATGGGTTGCTGCTTCGATATAGTAGTTGGGTAGTCCTGTTAGGTTGTTATCTGCTTCTGTGACTGAACCTGCGATGGTGACAGTCCATTCCTGGAAGTCTGCTATACTCTGGTCGGGGAATATACTTGACTGAGTTGCATTTTGGATAAATACTCGTTTTATTTCTTCAGCAGCTAATGATCTAGATTCTGCAGTTCCTGGAGTAGTATATATTGAAGGTAGTCCGTAGGGGGGTATGTTTGTGGAAGTGGTTACAGTCGTCCAGTTAAGAGTTTGGGTTACAGAAGAGTCGGTGGTTGTGGTTGCGTAACCGCGCCAGGAGTCTTGGGAAGGGAAAGTAGGGTGTGCGTATGATTGTGTTACTGCAATACCGTAGTAAAAGAAGCCGGGGTTTTGACTGACAGAAGAGTAACCAAAGGAGAGTGCTCCGTTCGGGTAGGGGTCTCCGCTCTCTGTACTGCCTGATTTCATCAGTATGGTTTGGTATAGTTCTCCTACTGCTTCTATTTCCACCGCTCCTTCAAGTATCTGATCTGTTGAAGTAGGTGCTATAGAAGGAGTATCTCCTTTTTTAAATAATTGCCCTAGGAAATCGAGATTCTCATTTTTGGAAGTTAAGACGACTGTATCCCCTGTCTCTGCATTTATTAACTGTGTTACGTTAAGATTCCCTCCGATACCTCTACCGAGTTCTGCAGAGCCGTATATTCCGTTAAAGTGAGCGAACCAAGGAGTAAGGCTGTCTATAGGGTAGCCTGGTGCTACTGTGACAGGGGAGAAGGATTGACTATAGTTTATTTCTCCTGTGTTCTTGCTTCCTAAGTAACGTGGTATAATATTCCGTGCAATGCTATAGTTTGAATCAGGTACAGTTGCTGCAGAAGCAGATCCGGATAGTATTAACTGCATATTCACAGGTGTTGAAGCGTTGTATGAATAATCTACATCTTGATATAGGGTAGATAGTCTACTGTCTCCGACGTTATTGAGTAGGGGTTCGTAATTGAGGGAGTAGGATATTTGTGCAGGAGCTTCTGATCCTGAATACTCTCCATTGTAGAATTCATACTGAGATGATTCAACT